TGACCAACAGATTTACCAACAGCAGTTTCTACCATTTTCCGGTTATCAAAGAGCTTTTTGCTTTGTCATTAAACTTTATTACTCACACAGGCTGCTAGGAGGACATAAACTCAGGATTATTCGTTGTTAGTGCTGTCCATACAGCAGCAACAGTTGATATTAATTATAACTGTACCACTATGAATAATTACTTGACCACAATTTGGTGCACAGACGCCGTTGTCGTTATTATTATCGTTGTTATTATCGTTGTTACAGTTGTTATTATCGTTGTTACTATCGTTGTTATTATCGTTGTTAAACATTTCCTTGTTATTATCGTTGTTATTATCTTTGTTAAACATTTCCATTCCCCCCTTCCAGTTGATAATGTATTCAAGTTAAAAGAAAAAGGTGCATAACGGGCAGCAATAGTTGAATACCTTTTTTGCTGGACATTACAAAGATAATCTGTGCAAGTTTTCTGCAAGCCTGAAAGGTAATATAGAAGGTATAATGTTATCAGGAGCCGTCCGCGAGGGCGGCTGAATTATTTCCCTCCCTCACGGGCAAGCTAAGAAAAAAGCCCGAGGGAGGGAAAAAGTGGAACGTGATATAGACGAACTACTAAAGCAAATTGAGGAACTGCGGCGTATGTTGGAGGAAATGGTGGCAGAAAAAGGCACGACAGACCCCGAAGTAGTGGTAGCTAGCCAAATGCTAGATGCCGTGCTAAATGAATACTACCGGTTGCTAAGAAAAAAGCAGAAGAAGGAGTAAGAAAAGCCGTCTGGGAGGACGGCTTTTGATTTTGACTGTGAGCTAGGTCAGCGCACAGAGGCTTTGTGAAATGATCTAGCAATGATAGCGACTAGCAGGAAATTGCTTTCTTTTACCGAATTTACCGAATTAAGAAAAGGGAGGTGATAGTATGAACTACGATGAGTTAGACCGTTATGTGGATTCATTCGATGCGCCCCGGTGGTTAAAAAAGACTCGGGCAGAAATTTGGCGATTATTGGGCATCAAAGACTTAACGGAGAGCAGCCAGATTATCAAGTTTTACTACTACAAGACCCCTTTTGAAGAAGACGCTAAAGAAGATGCTCAAAGGCAGATCATTGCTTTTACTAATTCCGGGCTCATTATTATTGGAACCCCGGTGTTCGATAGCATGGGGCGTACCGAAAGTGTTGAACTGCAAACGGCTAGGGCGAGAGATATTCAAAAACTGGTTTTGAAGGCTTCTGTTGATGACCCCGACTATGTGGTCGCTCTCGAAGTGGTCATGAAGGATGGAAGCAGGATTTGCTTAGACAGTAACGATGCGAACACTCGCTGGACATATGCTTACGCACAACGTATTCGAGAAATAGCTCGATATCTGTTAGATTCTATTTCTCTTTCCGAATGACAGCTCGACAAGGAGCGGGTCAGTACACTCCAGTATAGCGGCCAGGGGCAGAACCTGAGTGGAGAAATTTACCGATAGGTGTTGCAGGAAATTACCCTCTTTTGCCGAATTGTGGGTGAAAGGGGGGACTATTATGACAGAAGATAAAATTAATCAACTTTCGATGTTGTTAAAAGACAAAGAACATATATCTGTTTCAGTACATATTGATAATCGTAGCAATGTTGAAGGAAGAGCTTATGATAATGTTAAAGCTTATGTTTCGGGAGATAAACTAATTATTGAGGGATTTGGACAGGTTATGTTAACTGAAGCGTCAATTACTGAAATAGATAATGAAACAGCAAAGATTGTTGCTAAAGATGAAGATAATCGAGATGTAATTATATCTATTCTCGCAAGGTAAAAAACCAGAGTCCGGGCTCTTTTATTTCACGTGAAATACGAGCCGTAAGGCTCTTTTCTTTTTATTATTTCATGTGAAATAATCACGGGTCCTTCTGGACCTTTCTGGCGGGTGGGTCTGGCGAGCCGCCGTTTTTGGCTAGGTTTCAAAAACTTTCAACGGGGTTTTCTTTCCGGGGTGGTAGAAACATGGCAAAAGATGTAAAAAGGGATATATCCGACCTGGTCGTGAGCACCGACGTACTGGCCGACCTTCTAGGCTACACCCGGCAGCGGATTAACCAGCTGGCCAAGGAGGGCGTCCTGGAAAAGCAAGCTCCAGGGCGCTTTTTGCTGAAGCTGAACATCAAAAAGTATCTGGATTTCATTAGGGCCGGGCAGGTGAGTGACGATGAGCGGGAGGCAACTGCCCGGTACTGGGAGGAAAAAGCCCGCCATGAGAAGGCGAAACGGGAGATAGCTGAGCTTAAGCTCGCCAGACTGAAGAACCAGTTGCACGATGCAGCGACCATAGAGCTGATGATGACCAACATGCTCACTACCTTCCGCAACCGTATACTTGCCATACCCCAAAAGGTGGCACCGAAGATAATCGGCATGAAGAACCTAGCCGAAATCAGCGAGGTCATCAATGCCGAACTGTTGGAAGCGTTGAACGAGTTGAGCGAGTACGACCCAGCACTGTTTGCGGGCGGTGAAGACATTGACGAGCTCGGAGAAGGCGATCAGGCTGTTCCGGAGGATTCTTAAGGCTGTAGCGCCGCCGCCGAAGTTGACCGTGAGCCAGTGGGCCGACCGGCACCGGCGGCTGTCGCCGGAGAACTCTGCCGAGCCGGGGCAGTGGCGGACAGACCGCGCGCCGTACCAGCGCGAGATCATGGACTGCGTTACGGACCCGAGAGTCGAAAAGGTCGTGGTGATGTCCAGCTCTCAAGTGGGCAAGTCGGAAATCATTAATAATATCATCGGGTATTTTATCGACATTGACCCCGGCCCAATACTTCTGATCCAGCCAACGGTTGACATAGCCGAGGACTACTCGAAGCGGCGCATAGCTCCGATGATCAGGGACACCGAGGTGCTGAGCCATAAGGTTGCCGACTCGAAGACCAGGGACACGAACAACACGATACTGATGAAGGTGTTCCCCGGAGGCTTTCTGGCGATGGGCGGGGCCAACAGCCCGGCCGGGCTGGCCAGCCGGCCGATCCGCATACTGCTCTGTGACGAGGTAGACAGGTACCCGGACAGTGCAGGCAGCGAGGGCGACCCCATTGCCCTGGCCGAGAAGCGGACCAGCACCTTTTGGAACAGGAAGAAGGTCTTTGTTTCGACACCTACGATCAAGGGTGCCTCGCGGATAGAGGCTGAGTACGAGCTCGGCACACAGGAAAAGTGGTGCGTCCAGTGCCCGGGGTGTGGCGAATACCATTTCATTGTCCTGCGGGACATCCAGTTTGAGTACGAAAAGCTCAAGAAAAACGGGAAGGTCACATACGTGGTCCGTGACGTGAGATGGCGTTGCCCTTCCTGTCTCGGGGAATTCGATGAATTTACCATGAAAAAGCAGCCCGCCAGGTGGATTGCCGACAACCCAGCGGCTATTGAGAACGGCATCAGGAGCTTTAGGCTCAACTCGTTTGTTTCGCCGTGGTATTCCTGGAAAAAGATTATCCAGGAATACCTGGAGTCTAAGGATGACCCTGAAAGGTTCAAGGTATTTGTCAACACTGTTCTTGGGGAGCCGTGGGAAGAGCGCGGAGAAATTGAGGATGAGACCGCATTGCTTGAGCGCCGGGAAGTTTATGAGGCAGAACTCCCAGACGGTGTTCTGATTCTAACGATGGCCGTCGATGTCCAAGACGACCGCCTTGAGTATGAGGTGGTCGGCTGGGGCCGGGACGAAGAGTCCTGGGGCATCGAGAAAGGCACTATCTGGGGTAGGCCCGACGAGAGGGAGACATGGCAGCAGGTGGACGACAAATTATCCAAAGTCTGGCGTTTCGCCGACGGCACCGGCCTGGTCATTGCCTGCACCTGTGTCGACTCCGGCGGGCACTTTACTGACGAGGTTTACAGGTTCTGCGCGGAGAGGCTGCAGAAAAGGGTATTTCCCGTGAAGGGGCAGGGAGGAGCGGGCATTCCGTTGATTCACAAAATATCCCGCAACAACAAATACCGGTTGCCCTTGGTCCTCCTCGGGGTCGATTCAGGCAAGACTGCGGTAATGCAGAGGCTGAAGATCAAGCAGCCAGGCCCTAAATACTGCCATTTCCCTGTTCAAGAAGAGCGGGGATACGACCAGGTTTACTTTAAAGGCTTAATATCTGAGAGACAGGTCCTTCGTAAGGTCAAAGGACGAGTAGTGACGGCCTGGGAAAGTATCGGGAAAGACAGAAGAAATGAGCCTTTGGATTTGCGAGTGTACAATTTGGCGGCTTTAAGATTGGTTAATCCCGATTTTGAAGTCTTGGAAAAGCGCTTAAAAGAGGCTGTTTGTGGGGTCGAAAACACTGAAAATATCACAAAAACAGTGCGAAAACCCCCTCAAAAACGTTACGGATGCATTAAAAAAGCCGCTGATTTTTAACAAAATAGCGGTTTTTTTCTTTGAGTTCCCCAAAATTTTACTAGAAAATGGTGGTTTTTATGTTGGAAGGAAGGTTACAAAAGCTCAAAGAACGCCTAAATGCTTATTATGAAGCCGAGATTGCTGTCCTTGCGGGCCAGGAGTACCGAATCGGGTCGCGCACGCTGCGCCGGGCCGACCTAAAAGAGATCAGGGTTGCCATCAATGAGTTGGAAAAGCTGGTCCAGCAACTGGAGGCCCAGCTGAGTGGTAGCACCGCTGCGCGGGCCCGGCAGGTCGTCCCGAGAGACATTTAAGGTCGGGACTTCTGGCGCGGAAAGGTGGTGAGAAGTTGAATGCACTCGATAGGATGATTGCTTTCTTCAGTCCTGGGAAAGCCTTGAGGCGCCTGGCGGCCCGCCGGGCGCTTCAGGTTTTGAACGCCGGTTACTCGCAGTCTGGGGCCTCTACCTGCAAGAAGTCGATGAAGGGTTGGCAGGCTTGGTCGAGTAGCCCTCAGGCCGACATCGACATGAACCTTGATATCTTGCGGCAAAGGTCCAGGGATCTATTCATGGGAGGTGCTCTGGCCAGGTCGGCGATCGTCACTCCCAGGACCAACGTAATAGGTGCCGGGTTGAGGTTAAAATGCCGGATTGATTACGAATTTCTAGGCATTACCAAAGATGAGGCAGACGAATGGGAAAGGAACACGGAACGCGAGTTCGCCGTTTGGGCGGAAAGCAAGTTCTGCGACGCCACACGGCTGAACAACTTTTACGAGATGCAGTCTCTCTTGTTTATATCCACGCTGCTTAATGGCGACGGATGGGCGTTGCTGAAGCTGGCGGAGCCCGAGCCTTACTTTCCCTACTCGCTGCGGATCCATTTGATCGAAGCCGACCGGGTGAGCACACCCGCGACTGCGCGGAGTGGAGTGGGGTACTTCGGACCTGGGATCGTAGGGAGGAACCCGGACAACGGCAACCGCATCATAAATGGCGTGGAGATCGACGCCGACGGGGCGGTGGTGGCGTACTGGATATCTAACGCGTACCCAAACGACCCAACCAACCCGGCTGGAAAAATCGAGTGGCAGCGTGTTGAAGCTTATGGGCCGCGCACCGGGCGGCCTAACATTTTGCAGGTCATGGAGGCCGAACGATGCGAGCAGTACCGCGGTGTGCCGTACCTGGCGCCGGTCATCGAGCAGCTCAAGCAAATCAGTCGGTACACTGAGGCCGAACTGATGGCAGCGGTTGTAACTGGCTTCTTTACGGTTTTCATCAAGGAGGCCCAGGCACCTTTGGCGGACTTCCCGTTGGCCGAGGCGATACCGCAGCATGAGAAGGTGGACCTGGACCCCAACGCTTTTGAACTTGGTGCCGGCACTATTAACACTTTGCCTCCGGGGTATGACATCGCCATGGCGGATCCGAAGCGGCCGTCCTCGAACTTTGAGGCTTTTGTCACGGCTCTGGCCAGGCAGGTGGGTGCGGCGCTGGAGATACCTTACGAACTGCTTCTAAAGAGCTTTACGGCTAGCTACTCTGCGAGCCGGGCAGCACTTCTGGAAGCATGGAAGGCTTTCAGGATGCGGCGGACGTGGTTTGCCAACGATTTTTGCCAGCCGGTGTATGAACTGTGGCTGGCCGAGGCAGTAGCCCGCGGAAGGATTTCGGCCCCGGGGTTCTTCAATGACCCACTGATAGCCAAGGCGTGGAGCCGAGCGGAGTGGCACGGTCCGGCGCCGGGACAGATCGACCCGACAAAGGAGGTGCAGGCGGCCCAGATGAGGGTGGCCAACGGTTTCTCCACCCGCGAGCGCGAGACGATAGAGCTTACTGGAGGCGACTTTGATAGGAATATTGAGCAGTTACAACGAGAAAACAAGCTGATGCAGGAGGCAGGTTTGCCGGTGCTACCCACAAAATGAAAGGAGGGAATAGTCCTGGGCAACAGGTTTTGGAGATTCAGGAACTTATCCGAGGAGGAAGCTGAACTGCTCCTCTACGGAGAAATTGCTTCGGAGCAGCCCTGGTGGGAAGGAGGGGATGTGGTTACCCCCCGGCAGTTTTACGAGGACCTGAAGGCTCTCGGTCCCAAGTCCATCACAGTGAGAATCAACTCTGCTGGCGGGGATGTATTTGCTGCACACGCGATTTACACCCAGCTTAAAACACACACGAGTAAGATAACCGTAATTGTAGACGGCCTGGCCGCGAGCGCCGCCAGCATCATTGCCATGGCTGGAGATACCGTGAAAATGCCAGCAAATGCCATGATGATGATCCACAACCCGACGCTTGGCCTGATAGGTTACTATACCGCAGACGAGATGGAAAAGTTTGCCGAGCAGCTAGAGGCGGTTAAAGACTCCATCGTCAATGCTTATATGGCCAAGACCGGCCTGGATCGGAAGACACTCTCAAAAATGATGGATGAAGAAACGTGGATGACCGGCAAGGAAGCTGTAGAGAAGGGCTTTGCCGATGAAGTGCTGTTCCAGGACGTGCAGATGGCGATGAAAGGCAACTTGTTGGTGGTAAATAGTATCGGCCACGACCTGTCCAGATTTAAGAGCCGGCCACCTGTGCCAGTAATCCGAAATGGTGTAGTACCAGACGATGTATCCCGAAAGAAAGCGCCTGAAGACGAACCGTGGGAGGCCCCGAACCTGGAAGACTTTACCGACAAGAGCTGGGATGAACTTTCCGATGATGAAAAGAGAAGAATAGCCGGGCATTATGCATGGGCACCCAAAATGCCGCCGGATAGGTTTTCTGATTTGAAGCTCCCACATCATCGGCCAAGCGATGGCGCAGTGGTTTGGGCAGGAGTAGCTAACGCTGCAGCAAGGTTGCCCCAGACGGATATCCCGGATGAGGACTTAGAAGAGGTCCAAGATCATCTGGGTAGCCACTACCGGCAATTTGGGCGTACTCCGCCTTGGGAGGAAGAGGAAAATAAGATTGGAAGGGAGGACAACAAATTGGAAATCAAAACTGTTGAGGAGCTTAGGCAGTACTTCCCCGAACTGGTCGCCCAACTGGAGGCCACGGCTAGGGAAGAGGGGATAAAAGCTGAACGCCAGCGTATCCAGGCTATCGATGAAATCAGCCGGAC